AAATCAACTTATTAAAGAGTCTTGTCCTCATTGTAATGCTACAGAGTTATATAAATTAAACATATAACTCTTGTATAATTAGACAAGTTTATATTTAATCAATATCATAAATCTCTATGTTTATCAATATTTGTTGGAAACAAGATGGTGAAGTTAAAAAAGCATTACAACCTCTTAATAAAGCTAGTAAACTAATCCAAGAGATGGAGAATCAAGGAGTTAAAACTTGGTTCGAGTTAGAACAAACAGCATAAACCACACACTCTTTTTTTTATTTTTTTACCTCGAATTATTTGTTAATAACTTAATTAACTTTTTCGTGCCTAAATTTTTTTTACAACAGCGTTATATTAGGCGTAAATAGTTAATTAACTTATTAACTTTTTTTTTCCAGTATAAACTTTTTTCAATAATTTTGAGATAGACATATATATCCTATTGTTAATTAACATGTAATGATTTTTAAGAAGACAACAACAATATCAATCAGTAATAAAACAAAGGGTATATTTGAAGCATTGGAAGAAGCTAGACCGAAACATATATCTTTCAGTTTGTTTCTAGCTATGGCAGTTGAAGAATATGTTGAAAATCATGGTAAGAAAGTAACCAATTCAAAATATCCTAGAATCATGGATAGAATGGATGTTTGGAATGAATGTATTGAAGACTTGTCAAATGACGGTTTAATAAAATTCAATGAACGTGTATCACAACTAAACAATAAAATCAGAAAGGAGATAAACAAAAGATTATGACCGAATATACAGAATCAGCAAAGATTGATATTTTAAAACAAGCATTGATAGACAACAGATACACTGATGTCATAGACTCAATGCGACCTGACTCAACAATTTCAATCAATCCATCACAAAGTGGTTTTATTGATATTTTTATTAACAGTTCAAATGACTTTATGTCATTATTATTTGAAGCAGTATGTAGGGTAAAAGCACAGAAAGATACCAACTTGGAATTAATCAGAGCTTCATTTGCTAACATTAAGATAGATTTGGTAGGTGAATTGCTAGTAAACATGCATGACATTAACAGTAAAAATGAAAACTGTACTGTTACTTTTGAATGTCAGATACTTGCAACAGATTCTCCAAAGTCATACATAAAGGAAGCACAGTTTGAATGTGCTATTTGTAACAGGGAATATGAAGCAAAATGTGATTTGGATAGAAAGATAACAGCACCATTATGTACCAATACACAGTGTAAACATGCCAAAACAGTCATAAGAACTGATAAAATGATCACTGATGATGTACAAACAATACTCATGCAGGAGCCTATGGAGAAATCTAAACATAGTTCTCCTACAATATTTGTAGGTAAACTTGTAGGTAATTTGTGTAGAACATCATATGTAGGTCAGAAAAAAGAGATTACAGGATTGTTTAGAAGTGATGTTGACCTTAAAAAGAACGAACATGATGTATTTATTGACGTATTATCCGTAAGAGACTTGAATGATGTTAAACCATTGTTACCAACTGATGATGAAGAAAAGAAATTAATCAATGATTCAAAGAAAGACGGCTTTGTTGAAAAGGTAGTAAACTCATTCGCACCAATGATTTATGGATATAATGACATAAAACTCTCAATATTATTACAGTTGGTAGGTGGTGTAAAAACACAAAAGAGAGGTGATATTAACATGTTTTTGATAGGTGATCCAAGTATGGCAAAATCAGAGTTATTGAAATTTGCTAGTGGGTTGGTACAAAAATCAGTATATACAAGCGGAAGAGGTTCATCAGCAGCAGGACTTACAATAGGAATTGTCAAGATGTCCGATGGAAGAAATATTGCACAAGCAGGAGTATTACCTATGTGTGATGGTGGACTTGCATGTATAGACGAGTTTGATAAAATGAATATAGATGACAGAAGTGCCATGCACGAAGCTATGGAACAACAAACAGTATCAATAGCCAAAGCAGGTATCTCAATGACTTTACCAAGTCGTACAAGTGTACTTGCAGCAGCAAATCCAAAATATGGAATGTATGACAATGACAATTCATTGAAAGATAATATCAACATACCAACACCATTGTTGTCAAGATTTGATTTGATATGGTTGATTCAAGACAAAGTTCATATGACTTCTGACAGATTAAAAGCAAATCATATTTTAGATTCATTTGATAATGATATGACTGATGATTGTTATATGACACAAGAACTTATGATTAAGTATATCAATCTTGCAAAGACTCTAAAACCAAAACTAACAGAAGAAGCAAAGAAAACATTGTTGGATATTTATGAAGCCATGAGAAAAGCATCTTCTAAAAGTGAGATGCCAGTAGGTACTAGACAGTTAGAAGCAACAGTTAGATTGGCTATGGCTTATGCAAAATTACATTTCAGGGAAGAGGTAAACAGTGACGATATTAACAAGATCAAGTATTTAATAGAGAAGACATACGAGTCATTCGGAAGCAGTATAAGTAGTGGTGGTGTGCAATCACAAATATTCCAAGACAGTAAATCAATTAAAGAGCATGAGGTTTTATCAGTATGGAATGGTTGTAAAAATATTGAAGGTAAGGTTAAACTCAGAGACTTTGAGAAAGCATTGTTAGAGAACGGTATGAGCAAAGAAAAAGCAGAAGCATTGATATCTAGGTGGGAAAACAACAATGCCATCAAATTGAACAGTGACGGTACATATACCAGAATTTAGAAACACTAATATTGAAGCAGTTTTCATGATACTATGTGATGGTTATAGATGATGATATTATTGAAGAAGATTCTGTAGAGGAATCTGAAGATGATGTCGCAGTATTAGAGTTAGGTGTAGATCAACTTAAAGGTGTTGGTGCTGTAACTCAGAAAAAATTAGAAACATTCGGAGTAACATCACTTGTAGATTTATGTATCAGAGGTGCTCAGGAAATCAAAGAGATTACAGGTGTGGCAAAACCAACTTGTGACAGTTGGGTATTTCAAGCACAAAAATTACTAGAAGATAACAATATGATTAGAAAAGCAGATATGAATACCATTGAACTTTGGGAATATCAGAAATCATATCCAGTAATATCAACAAAATGTACAGAAGTAGATAATTTAATTGATGGTGGTGTAAGACCAGAAGCCACATATGAGGTATATGGAGAGTTTGGAGCTGGTAAGACACAGTTTTGTAACTCACTTACAGTAGAAACAATACATGACGGTGACAATGTGATATGGATAGACTGTGAAGACACATTCAAGCCAAATAGAATAGCAGAAATATTGAAAGCAAGAGAGTATGCAGAAGATGATGAAGAATGTTCTAAATATCTTGGTCAAATTACCTACCTTTATTGTCCAAATACAGAACAGTTAATGGGAACTATCAATGGACTTAGTAAGATATTAGATGCTAAGAAGCCTAAACTTGTAATATTAGACGGAGCAATAGGACAGTTCAGAGAAGAATATCTTGGTAGAGGAACTCTAGCAGAGAGACAAATGCAGATAGCAAGACTGATGAGTCATATCAAAAACATATCATTTTACTTTAGATGTGCTGTAGTATTTACTAATCAAGTACAGAGTGATCCAAGCATGATGTTTGGTGATCCAATAAAACCAATAGGTGGTAATGTAGTTGCTCATGCAAGTACTTACAGGCTGTACTTTAAGAAATCAGGTAAGAAAAGATTAGCAAGAATGATAGACTCTCCTGAACATGCTATGGCAGATGCAGAATATATTTTAACTGCTAAAGGCATGGATAACGTTGAATAAGAAAGAAGAATCTGACAAACTAAAGAGAAAGATAGCAGCAAAACCACAGTTTGACCTAAAATGTTATGTTTGTCACAAAAAATTCGGGAAACATTTTACATTTCATCATAAAAGATACTTGGCAAGTGACAAAATATACAGTGACTTTAAGACAACATATGATTATAATCTGTATGTGTTACCAATAGTTGATGCAGATCCTAACAGGTTTACTTTGCTATGTAAAGGACATCACACATTAGTAGAGAAACTTAAACGATTCAAACCAGAAAGATTGGAAAGATTATTCAGAGTTGTAAAGGAGAGTAAGTAATGGAATTAATAGGTCAAGGAGAGGTGGCAGCATTAGAGATAATTAAAGATATGTTTGGAGACTCTGCTGAATATATGACACAGGTAAAACTATCTGATATGATTAAACCAAAGTATATTGAAACATTAAGTGATAGGCAGTTGAAAGAGACAATAGATATAGTAGTTATCACATGTTTTGAATATTTAGCAATAAGAGTACAGGATAAACACCATGCCAGTCAAAGAATGGCAACCATAGATCAAATACAAAAAAAGATGTTGGAGTGGAATGGGTGGAAAGTTGTAGATATCTGGTTTTATGAATGTAAGGAACTTTGGAAAGATAAGGTTAATAAAAAGTCAAGATCAGAATTAGAAATGGTATTTGATATAGTTTAATTTATATATATGTCAGATTAAGAATCTGAGTGTACAGAAATTCATATCAGATAACAGAGGACATATTAGACAATGTAATGAGAAAAGGTGAAAGCGGTGTTCAAGTTACAACTCTTGTTAGACAATCAAATTTATCATATTCTAGACTAATATCATTTGTTAACAAACTTACATCATCAGGGTTAATTAACAAAGTAGAAGTTGAAGGTAAGAATGTTTTTATTGTAACTGAGAAAGGCAGAGTTTATTTAGACGAATACAAGAAATTTTCAACCATTACAGAAAGTTTTGGTTTGGAATTATGAAATTAGTTTGTGATAAATGTGATCATGGTATGGTTTTACATGGTTGTGTGGATGATAAGGGTTATTGTATGGAAGGTAATGGAGATTGGTGTGAATGTACGGAAAAAGGAAAGACTTATGAAGAAGAACTTTCTGACATACAACATGAAAGGACTATGTCATAAATGCTTCTCTTCTAATGTAGAAGTAAATAAAAAAATAATTTGTAGAGAGTGTTTTAAAAATGATAACTAGAGGATGTGTTAGATGCAAATGTTCCTTCACTTATGAAGGACAGTTAGGTGTCGGCAGAGGTAAAATGACCAGAAAATATTGTAATGGTTGTAAAATATTACAGAAAAGAGATGAATCTAGAGAATATCAGAGGAGGAAAAAATTAATTGGTAAGATGTAAATCTTGTTCTAGAACATTCAAATCATGTGGATGTACTGGAAAACACTGTTGGGATAAAGCTCAACAATGTTATACATGTCATTATTTAGGAATAAATCAAAACATGACTAGTAGTATTAAATATGAATTGTCCAAAATGTGATTATGAAATGGATAAGATGACAGTATGTCATCAAATATGTCCTAACTGTGGTGCAGTAGTAGATTGTAGTGACGGTGTATTTGATTGAAGTGTCCTAGGTGTAAGAAACAATACAATAGTCCTTGGCAAGAATGTGGTAGTTGTATTACAAAGTATTATCCAGAAACCTAATCCCAAAAGGGGAAGAAGGAGATTTACGCACTCA